TTCGCGAACGGATCAGGGGTTCGAGCGCGGCGGGCACGGCGTCGTGGTATCGCTATCACGCAATGTCGGCGTCCTCCGGCGTTCGCGACGTGGCGGTCGACGCCCCGGAAGGCGGCACGGTTCGGATCTCGGTTCTCGGGAGCACGGAAACCGGCGAACCGACGGAAGAGGATCTCGCGGCGATCTCTGACGTCGTGCTCTCTGACTCCGTGCGCGCGCTCTGTCACGCGGTTTCGGTCGTCTCGGCGGATATCATCACGGTGAATATCAGCGCGGAGCTAACCCTCCTGCCGACCGTTCAATCCTCGATCATCGACAATATCGAGACCGTGTTCCGCGCGGCTTTCGAAACTTCGCGCGGTCTCGGCTGGGATCTCACCCCGTCGTGGATTGTCGCGCAACTCCAGACGGGCGGCGTGCACAGCGTTGAGCTCGTCAACCCGACGAACGCGGTCACGGTCGCGCCGAACCAATGCGTGTCTCTGGGAACGCTCACGCTCACTTACGCCGGGATGGCGGTCTAAATGAGCGAGTTCCAGACGATCCTCCCGCGAAATTCGACGAGCGCCGAGCGTGCTCTCGAAGCGGCTATCCGCGCGCCGGAAGTCGTCGAAGATGGCATCGGCCAGATCGTCACGCTCAAGGAGGAAACTCCGCCGCCGTTTATGCTCTGGCTCGTCTGGGAATATGGGCTCGAAGAGCTCCTCCCGTATATCCCGGACGTCTCCGCGCTGATCGCTGAGGGTCTCGCATGGGAGCGTATCAAGGGAACCCCGGAATCTCTCCGCATGGTGTTTTCTTGGCTCCACTACGGCTCGCCGCTGATCGAGGAGGAGGAGCCGCTCTCCGAGCATTGGCACGAATACATGGTAGACCCGGGCGGCGTTCCGACGCTGTATTCCGATCTACAGGGCGTGGTTCGGCTCGCGAAACTGACCTCGCCGGTAGGCACGACGCTCTCGCGTCTTTTTCACTATTACGACGTGCGACGCTTCAAGCTCGACCATTCCGAGTGGGGCGACTTGCTGTCGGACTACTCCGGCGTGTGGGATCCCGAGCTTGGGATCGTCCTGTCGTTCGGTCGCCCGGATTATTCGACGGCGGACCTCGACGCGACGACTGAGATCGTCGGCGCGACTTCAATCCGCGAGCACACGACGAACCACATCTACGAGGATCGGATCGTCTGGGACTTTAATCGGTTCGGCGACGTTCCGATCAAGATCCACAACGCGATCGACACGCGCGCTCGCGAGAGCGACTCCTCGACGGTGGTGGAAAGTCAATTCTGGACGGGCATCCCGTGGGTGTCCGAGACGTGGGACAATATCGGTTATTTTGTGAGGTCACAGCACTATGGCGATCCTGCCTAGATCCGGTCGCGCGGCTATCGCGAAGGCCATCAAGAACCAATCCCTGCACTTGGCGTGGGGCCTTGGCGATGAAGCGTGGACGACGCCCCCGGCGGAAGACGCGGAAGCAACGACGCTGATCGAAGAGATCGGTCGACGGTTGGCGACTGAGGTCGCGTTCGTCGTTCCAGCCGTCGACGGGGATATCGAGATCGTCGGCTCCGGGAAGTTTAGCCGGACGACGAGCGAGACCAACCAGATCTACCTGTCGTTCAAGTTCGACGCCGGCGACGCTCCGACGGCTGTCATCCGCGAGATCGGCGTGTTCGCTGGAACGGTAACAGATCCGACGCTCCCGGCGGGTCAGAAGTATTTCGCGCCGTCTGAAGTCGACGAACCCGGAACGCTCCTCCAGCTCGAACACAAAGCGCCGATTTATCGGGCGGCGAACACTCGCGAGTCGTTCGATATTCTCATTACCTTCTGAGGCTCACATGGATCTCGAAAACTATTACGACCGGACCGACCCGGACAACAATTACGAACAGCACCTCTTCCGTGCGGGGTATGGGCTCCAGTCGGCGGAAATGAACGAAATCCAGCAGGCGAGCCTTGGTCGGCTGAAGTCGATCGGCGACGCGATTTTCGAAGATGGCGACATTATTCGAGATTGCGCCTGCATCGTGAACGCGGACACCGGCGCGGCAAACCTCAACGGCGGCGCGCTCTATCTTCGCGGCGCTGTTCGTGGTGTTTCCCCGGGGGCCTTCACCGTCGCGACCGTCGGCGTCGTGGCCATCGGGATCTACCTCACCGAAGATGTCGTCACCGAGCTGGAGGATCCCGAGCTCCGAGATCCAGCGGTCGGCACGAGAAACTATCAGGAAGCCGGCGCGGCGCGTCTGCAAGTCAATACCGCGTGGGGCTACGCGAACGACGGGCAGGCCGGCGAGTTCTATCCGGTTTGGACCGTGATCGATGGCGTCGTTATCCCTAAAGAACCGCCGCCCAATCTCGACGCCGTAACGAACGCGATCGCGGCTTACGATCGCCAATCCACGGGCGGGACTTACGTCGTCTCGGGTCTCCGCGTAACCGCTCTGGCGGATCGCGTCACCGGCGAACAGGTTTATTCAGTCGGCGAAGGCGAAGCCCGCGTCGATGGTCGCAACGTCGCGAACTCAACGTCTAGGCGCGTCGTTTATGATGCGATCCCGGATCTCCTTCGCGTCACGTCCGAGCCCCACGTTTCTTCTGGAATTGCGGCGCAACGCGTGAACACGGACCGCTACCCGCTCCACGACCTCATCACCGTGCAGATCACGGCGGAAAAGACCGTCACCGTCACGCACGGGGCCTTCACGGGCGCGCAAGACGGACTGCCCGACACGTCGGTCCTGTCTTTGGTCGAAGTGAAGCAAGGCGCGACGACTTACGTGCAGGGCACGGACTACAAGCTGACCGCCGGCAAGGTCGACTGGTCGCTCGCTGGCGCGGAACCGTCCCCGGGCTCAACCTACACGGTGAAGTATCAATACATCACCACAGTCACCCCGACGGGCATCGACGCGTCCGGCTTCACGGTCGAAGGCGCGGTCGCGAGCACGCTGATCCAAGTCACCTACGACACGGCGCTCCCGCGCTTCGATCGTCTCTGTCTCGACTCGTCCGGGCAGTTCGTTTGGGTCGAAGGCGTCGCGGCGGATTATTTCCCGATCGCTCCGAACGTCCCGAACAACCTCCTCCTGCTCGCGACGATCTCGCAGACGTGGGTCGAAGGCGTAACGCGCACGGTTCGAAATGACGGCGTGCGCGTGGTTCCGATGGCGGAGATCGAAGACATTCGAAACGGCGTCCTCGACCTCTACGATCTCGTCGCGGAGCAAAAGCTCAAGGGCGACGTAAGCTCGAAATCAGCGGCGGCGGCAAAGGGCCTGTTCGTGGATCCGTTCCGGAACAACAACCAGCGCGACGAAGGACAAACGCAGGACGCGGTTTCGGCTTCTGGGCTGTTGCAAATGCCGATGAGCGAATCCGTCGCGAGCTTCACGACCCCGGGCAACGCTCCGGCGACGCTGAGCAAGACCGACGCGGTGAAACTGTCGCAGACGCTCAAGTCGTCCGACATGAAGGTCAACCCCTATCAGGCGTTCGAACCGATCCCGGCGCGCGTCACGCTCCAGCCGGCGGTCGACAACTTCGTGCAACAAGTCACGGCGTGGGCTCCGTCGATTATCCAGACGGTAAGGGTCGGCGGCGGCTTGGCTCTGGCGCAGAGTGTTTCGACGAGTGTCGCCTCGATCACTAACACGGCGCTCCCGAACCTTCGATCGATCAACGTCAATTTCACGCTTGCCGGCTTCGGTCCGAGTGAAAACCTGACCGGCGTGATCTTCGACGGGATCGACGTCACCAACACGGTAGTAGGAGTTTAAGGAATGACCATCTCAGCAAATGCTTCCGGGGTGGTCTCCGGTCGCTTCACTATTCCGAGCAACCTCCCGGTCGGGACCAAGCTAGTCGAGTTCGAGGGGTCCGGCGGATCCCACGGCTCGGCGCAGTTCATTGGATCGAACACGCTCCAGACGGTCACGCTCCGCCAAACGGTCGTCAATCTGTTCTTCGATCCGCTGGCGCAGACCTTCACGCTGACCGCCGATAGTCAAATCTCGGGGCTCGATCTTTGGTTCACGGCGAAGGGATCAAGCGACGTGATCGTGCACCTTCGCGAAGTCGAAGGCGGGTTCCCGTCTCGGCGCGTTCTGGCTGAGGCTCGGGTCTCTCCTTCGGCGATCGTAACGAACGGAACGCACACCCGGATCAACTTCGCGACCATGCCCTACCTCCGGGCGAACACCGAATACGCCTTCGTCGTCATGTGCGACGACGCGGTGACCGCGCTGTCTGTTGCTCAGCTCGGAAAGTGGGACACCTCACAGGGCAAGTGGATCACCTCTCAGCCGTATCAGGTCGGCGTGTTGCTCTCTTCGTCGAACAATTCGACGTGGACGCCACATCAAGACATGGACCTCGCGTTCCGGATCCTCTCGCCGTCTTACACCCAGACGACCCGAACGATCGACCTCGGCACGACGGCTGTCGCCGACGCGTCGGATCTTATGGTTATGGCGGACGTGGATCTCCCCGCGTCGTCCTGCAAATGCGTGTTCCGTTTGACGCTCCTCGGATTGTCGAACACCGAGATCACGGTCGCGGCCTACCAGCCGGTCTCTCTGGCGAGCCGATACACGGGCAACGTCAAGATCGAGGCGCTCCTGTCTGGAACGGTCACGGACTCGCCGGTTCTCTATCCGGAAGTTCAGCTCGCGGTCGGCAATGTGCAGGAAACCGCGACCTACATCACCCGCGCGTTTCCAGCGAATAGCGGGACCAACCTCGTCGTGATCCTCGACGCGATCACCCCGGGATCGAGCTCGATCACGGTCGAAGTCAACAACGGCTCGTCTTGGTCGGCGGTCGGCTTCGATAGCGGCCTGCCGGTCGAAGAAGAGTGGGTCGAGCGGAAGTTCATCAAGTCGGGGTTCTCAGGAACGACGGCGCGGCTCCGCATTACAATGACGGGGAACGCGGCGGCACGTCCGACGATCCGGAACCTTCGTGCAATTTTGACCTAATAGGGGTGCATAGTGACCGACGATAGGACGACGAACCTAAACCTACCCCTGCCGAGCGCTGGGAACACGCTCGCCGAGGACGTTCTCCGGCTCCGCAACGCTCTGGTCGCGATTGATACCGCGATCAACGACAAGGCGGACGCTCAGGATATCGCGGACCAGTTGTCGGCGCTGATCGACGGCGCTCCAGGCGTTTTGGACACGATCAAGGAGCTCGCCGACGCGCTCGGGAATAATCCCGAGTTCGCCGCTGACGTCGCGGCGGATCTCGCGTCGATCACTTCGAGCATCGCCTCTATTCAGTCGACGCTCTCAGCGCTTGCGGCGAGCACGATCAGCTACAGCGGCGCGGCGTCGGGGATCTCAGCGACGACCGTTCAAGGCGCGATCGATTACCTCAAGAACACGACGAGCGGCGGCTCTGGCGGTTCTCAGGCGTCCTATACCAGACAGAAGTTCACGGCCACGGCTGGGCAGACGATCTTCACCACGTCGGGCTATTCGGTCGGCTACCTTGAGGTGTTCCTAAACGGCGTCCTGCTGGATATCACCGACTACACGGCGGCGAATGGCTCGACCGTCGTTCTGTCAACGGGCGCAACGGCGGGCGATGAAGTGGTCACGATCGCGCTCGATAGTTTCAATATCGCGAACCTCCTCCGTGTATTGACGGCGAGCGCGTCGGCTCCGAGTGGTGCGGTCTCTGTTGGGGATGATGGCGGCTTGATCGTCAAGTCGTTAAACGGCGGCGCTCTGTCTGGGATGCGTAACCGGATCATCAATGGCGATATGCGTATCGATCAGAGGTTTGCGGGCGGAGTTATGGGCGCTATGGTTGGCGCGGGTTACACCGTTGACCGTTGGCGAGTTTTCCGTGTTGGCGGCACATCAACTCTGACCCCACAACAATCAACGGTCGCCCCTGCGGGGTTCAAGAATAGCCTGATTGTCACGGTCGGATCGGGGGCGACTCCGGCAACTAATGAAGAGCGAAGCATCAGCCAAGCTATCGAAGGCTTTAACGTAGCCGACCTTGGGTGGGGTGCTTCTGGCGCGTCTCCGGTTACATTGTCTTTCTGGGTCCGGTCTAGCGTAACTGGCACTTTCGGTTTGGTCCTTGGGAACTCAGGAGCAAGCCGAAGCTATGTCGCTTCCTACGCGATCAACGCGGCAAATACTTGGGAGTATAAGACCATAACCGTCCCCGGCGACACGTCTGGGACGTGGCTTACAAATAACGGTGCCGGATTGATTCTTTTCTGGGACTTGGGAGTCGGCCCGTCATACTCCGGCTCCGCTACAGGATCTTGGCAAGCCGCAGTCCTCGAAGGATTGACCGGCGGGACGAAACTCTCAGCAACGACCGGCGCGACGTTCAATCTCACCGGCGTCCAACTCGAAAAAGGCTCCGTCGCTACACCCTTCGAGGTTCGGCCGTATGGGATGGAGTTGGCGCTTTGTCAGAGGTATTACTGGGACACCATGTCTAACATCGCGGTCGGCGGTCTAAATAGTTCCGGCGGCATTTGGAGTACCGGCCCGTTCCCAGTGAGAATGCGGGCGACCCCATCGGCA